TCTAGCTAACAAGACGCAGCACTCAGCCTCTTCACTCTCTTGAGTGTTAAGTTGGTGCTTCAGTTCTTCGTCTAGTTGGGCTTCACCTTGGTGTATATTTGTCTTCATATCGTTTTTCATGTTTTTTGTTTGTTGATTTGTTGTTTTTTTTGGCTGAATCATGCTAGCCCCGCCATACTAGCCAGCATAGTTAGTTCGTCGTATTGTTCTGCCGTCATTATTCTAATGGGTGTTCCATCTGAGATGCCATGTTTCATCTGCCATTTTCTCATGTAGTCGCCACTAGGAGCATTGTTTTTCATCCGTATCATTCCTTGGTCTAGGATTAGGTTCGCCGAACAAGACGCTTCAACCAAGCCCTCACTGCTTGGAGTTGTTTTATTTTCTTCACTCATGTTGTTTATTTGGTTTGTAATTTAATGCCCGCCTTGAGCTGCTTGTACGTGTTCGCCGCTGTCATGCGGTAGCTCGCCGACATGTGCTTCAGGGACTCCATGGCCTCCTCGCGCCCCATCTTACGATATAGGGGTGCGTACGCTTTTTTCACTTTAGCTAAGATCGGATTGAAGTCAGTATTCACCCTCCTCTTCATGGCAAGCCTCATTGTCTTGTTTGCGCGGTTGCGCGCCTTGTGCGCTCGATATAGAGCTTTTTTCGCGTTATTCATAATCTTATTGGTCTTGGTTTGCAAGCGCCTCGCGCTCGTTGATGGATTCGACGATTGATTTAATTAGGGCTAGTCGGTCTTCGTTTTTGTTGGTCATGCACAAGTAATACCACAAACGCGCGACACGTCAACTCCTAAACGTAAAAAAACGAAAATAAATAAAAAAAGCCCCTCACCACACGTAACGCGGTGAGATGCCAAACCATGAAAACGGAACCACCCGTTACCATGGGGATGATTACAACTCGCGCGCAATCATCTCGGGGCACGCATACTTATTTTTACGCTTTTCGCGGAAGTATATGATTGCCTGTTCGGGTTTCACGCCTTGAGTCATTAGGCATGAGAAGAACCCAGATAGGAAGTCATTAGCCATCGCTTCATCAACATTGTTGCAATCGTGAGCAAGGGCTGCATGGTGAAACGTTTGAAGCTTGCGCGCAACCTCCACCGCTTTTTCAAACGTGTATTCCTTGATTCGCGAGGTTGTTTCTCGTCCGTGTATGTTTTCTGATGGCATATTATTTGCTTTCGTTTAGTTTTTCCAGCACCTCAAGAAACGGCATAACCGCGCGCCTGTATTGCTCGCGCTCACCGGTTGACCACTCGGTCACGGGTCTTGATTTCATTTTCTTGTCGAACTCACGCGCCGCGCGGGTCATTATGGTGCTGATCGTTTTGATTGGCGTTGTCTTGCCTTCCGCTCGTTCCGTTGGCTCGCATGGGTCAATCAGTCCAATCAGGCTCAACTGAGCCTTATCAACGAGCGCATCACGTTTCGGAGCTATGCGGTGCAGAGTAAGATAGCGTTGCACGTCACGCGCATTCATCACCTCGGCAAGTTCAAGTTTTATGGTGTGCTTATATTTTCGCTGCATGGTCTCCACTAGAGCCGCGCATTTCATACGCTTCTCTATAAGGTTGCCCATGTGCCCGCGTGTTTCGTCCACGCATTTTTCCGCTTCTGAGTGTGCCGCAAGAATCGCGGCTTTCAGGTTTTCTTTTATTTCTAGGTTCATTTTATTTTATGATGATAGGATTCCCTGCTCTGCCTCTTATTTCGTCCATCTCGGCTTCCGCGTCGAGTATGGCCATCAGGTCAAATTTTAAGCTTGGATTGTTTCGCAGCTCAAGCGCGATACGCTCCGCGCGTCGTCGTCTGAGTTGCGGTTTACTTAGGGCGGGCACTTCGTAAGCGCCTCGGTTTGGTGTTTCTGTTTTCATGTTATTTTGTTTTGTTTAGTAATTAGAATTATCTGAGAAACACGAGAGCGCATATTGATACGCCTTGTAGTAGTCGTCCTTGAGCTTCAGCCCACTGACGCCGCGCACAATACCATTGTAAAAATCGGGGGAGCGTAGCGCGTCCATTGCCATCTGCAACCTCAACTCAACATAAAGCATTTCGCTCTTTGAGTATGCCCAATAAAGGATAGTGCGCTCAACCTTCGCGCCTGCCGCAATGTCCGCCGTCAATTTCTTGCAACTCCCGCAATACGTCACCCAGTCGGAAGGTTTTTGAATCTTTCGCTTTTTCTTCATCCCCTTGAGCGCGGGCAAGGTGCGATTTGATATTAGTTGCTTACATCCAATGTATGATTTTTTACCCGCCTTGATCAAGTACACAAAACCAAGCGCGCCTTCTGGTGGTACAACCTCGAAATTTGAAACACTTTCAAGCGATCTGTCCCACCATGGGCTGATTTCTTTACTTTTTGTCATAGCCGTAAACAGGTTTGACGTTTCCGATAATCGCGCAAAACTCAAGGGTCTGTTTGCTGAGAGCCTGCGGGGTCACGTTGATACGCGCCGCGCGATCTGAACAACCTACACCCTCGCAGCACGCCGCGCCGAATGTGTTACACACTGCCCACAGAGCGACTTCGCTTGATTTTGACGAGGCGATAAAGTCAAGAGTCTTGTTTAGTACATCGGCAAACTTTTCTTGGGCGTTGCGAACTTCGCTTTTCTCTGCCTCGTCATTGTAAACTTCAGGGTTTACGTGAGCTTCTGATAGTCCTTCTTCGTTGTAGTATTCGTTCATATTTTTATTTTGTTTTGGTTTGGTTTAAGATTTAAATGGCGGGGAATTTCACCCCGCCTTGGTTTGGTTAAAGGTGTAAATTCCAGTTGGCTGTGATGCGGTTTTTCACCGAGAGTATTTTTTTTCTTAGCGCGCATAATTCATTCACCTCATTAGAACCCTTGTTCACCTTTCCGAAAACTTCAGCGTATGAATCTTGAAGCGCTGCTTCCATTTTATTTAATCTTCTGTTCTCTTGGTGGATCTGTTTCGTTGTCATGTCCGTATTATGCACTCGTTCCGCTTTTCCGCAAGAACAATCTTCATTTATTTTCATTATTTTTTCAGATCGGGCGAAAAAGCAAAGCAAACGCCCGTTCCCTCGCCTCGTGCGTCGCGCTCAAGTTGCACAAGGAACCCATCGGAAACAAGCAGTTCTAGGCAATTATCAATAGCCGATTTACGTTGCGAGGCCGCAAGTTGTCGGAACGCGTAAAGGTAGCATGCAACTTTCGTGATCATCCCACGACTGAGCATATTGGCCTCAAGCATTGCGGCTCCCGCCCCATTAGTCCAAGGCGGGCAATTACCGCCACCCGCCTCAATGTGCTTGATTATGGTTTCCTTGAGTTTCTTGATCTGCTTTGCGCTCTCGCCTCCGCCGACCTCCCCCTTGTCGATTGAGTCGGCAAGCATACGAGATTGGTGGCAAACCCATTTGTAAGCCCATTTTATTTCACGTAAGCCGATAATAGGGCATGAAGGAGCGTCCACGATTGCCAATAAGCAGGCAACTTTTTTCGCTTTAAGCACTGTCCTTGACCATGCCGCGCCGCGCTCAGCACCTTCAGACTTCATTTTGACGTTTACCTTGTCGTCTTCGCCGTCAATATATGCCATTGAATCAGGGTGAAATAAAACTTGCATTGGTTGGGGTCGCGTGGTGCAGGCGCGCTCCTCTCCGGCAACAAGCCCCATCACTTCAAGCGTGTCTTCCCCAACTCCAAAATTTGTTGTATATTCGCACAATTCCAGAACCTTGCGAGATAATAACGAGAGCGAGGAAATCACGCTGTCGGGAATAATCATCCTTCCATCGTCCCCAACGTATTTATATTGAGCAAGCTTTTCCTCGCATTCGCGCGCATACTTAGTTTGCCCGCTCTGCTCGTAGAATTTGCGGTTGTTCTGAAGGGTCTTCACATCGCGTAGAGTCGTGTTCACCTTCCGTTCCTCGCTTCCGCGCTCAATAAGTAGCAGGCGGGAGACAAAACCGCCCGTGAGAGCGTCCGTATCAAGGTTATCAAAAAGCACCTCTTTAGTGCCTTCGCCTACAAGAGTCACACAAGGCGCGTGTATTGGCGGCGCATGGTTCTCTTTGTTGGCGCGTGGTGGGGGAAACTTGATGAACTCCGCATTACTCTGAGAATATAACTCAAGGATTTCATCGGTAATTTCCTTCTGCTTACTTGTCTCGTTCTTGTTCGCCTTGGCTAAATACTTGTCCATTTCCGACTTTAGAAAGGTGACTGAGCCAATCCCACGATCTGCAAGAGCTGTTGTGACGCCCTCTTTCGATGCCGGCATTGTCTGACATAGGCGGGAAAGGAATCGCATATTGGTATTTTTATCCACCGCCCCCAGAACTCTTGTGATGTCTTTCGTGATGTTGTCTTTACCAGATCCCGATCCGCCTATTGCAATCATGTAAATATTTGGCGACTGACCTTGATCGAAGTAATACGAGCGGGAAGCAATCGTAGAGATTACCCCAAGAGCGCTTGCAATGGCAAATTGATCATCGGGGTATAGAGCGCCGTCGAGAAAGTGACGCGCAAGGGCACCCGTTACGCCGTGGGGAAGTCCTTCGTTTTGACTGGCCACGGCCTCGAAAAAAGCCGAGTCATCAATCTTTGCTTTGTCCACGGCCTGCGCGGTTTCCTCCATCTTAAAGTTAAAATACTGCTTTGCCTCCTCGGAAGTGCTTGACTCTTGCTCATCGCGCGGTTGCCAATCAAATTGATCACGCTGAACACGCAACGCGCTTGCAACGTTTTGCGCGAGAAACCATTTCTTGCCCTTTTTTCGTACCGAGTCGCGGGCGCAAGGAGACTCATTCCAAAGGTTGTAGATAACTTCAGGGTCACGAGTGAAGAAGGCTAGATACATGCATAATTCACCATCAAGTTCGCTACCTGTGTTGCCTTTCGAACTCTGCCCATCATATGCCGCTTTAGTCTTGAAAAAACATGGGCGCTCAATTATATCGAGGATTTCCTGCTCAGTGGCTTGGTGGTCGCCCGTGACGGCCAACTCCGGCCGCTCGACAACCTCAACAGGGAAAGTGCTGGCATAGAACGAAGCAAGCGCTTCCTGCCTGTCCTGCGGGTCACACGGCGCGCCTTCAAGCTTGTCACCCGTAACAATCAAGTACCGCCCGTTTTCATAGATCTCTACATTACCAGTACGGCAACGATCACCGCACGCCGCAAGAGAGCCTTTAATGAATATGTGGTAGCCCTTGCCTGAGTTGCTTACTTCAGTGTAACTATCAAATTTCGCGATTGTCTCCATTGCGAAAGCTTGAAAGGTTTCTTGCTCCGCGTCCGTCGCGTTCTTGGGGGCGTCAAGATCAATCACAACGTAGGGGTCTTGATCGGATAGCATGAAGCCGTATCGCGCGGGGTTATGCTGTACGAGTTCCGACGCGTCTTGCCATGTACTGACATCAGTTGAGCCGGCGGGCTTCGTGGCGCTCATCATGGGGCGCTTGTTTAGGGTGCCGTCATTATCAAGGAACGAGCAAGCCCACGCGCGGCGTGTTGCCATCTCTGAAGGAATTTTGTTTGGTTCTGTTTTCATTTTGTTTTGTGTTTTAGTGGGGATAACCTTGGGCATGTAACATTTCAATAGTCCTTTTTAAGCGCTCAATCTCATTGAGTAGGTCTTGATTCAGATCTTTATTTATTTCCTCTCGGTTATGAAGGTAAATCTCTTGCCTTATTTCTTTAAAATCGCGCTCGCTAGATCCGCTTTTAGTTTTATAGTCTTTAAGTCCGTTAAGTATGGAATTTCTGTAATTTGACCAACTGTCACTTTCAACGTGTGTCATTACGTCCACATATAATTCACCTAGAGCCTCGTCCATTAAGCTCTTTAGCCTAGGCTTGAAGCTATCCATTATAGCCTGCGCTTCTTTTTCTCCATGCTCCGTAAGAGTTGGATACATTGTTGGTTCTGTTTTCATATTCACCCACTAAAGCCGCGCATTTCTGCGCGGCTGATTTTTGGGGTTATTAAGAGTTATAATTTCATTGGCTCGACGATTGCCGTAACACCATTAAGCACGATCCCACAACCAAGTAAAGGTTTTTTATTGTATTTCTTTCCATAGTCCTGTGCGAGCGCCGACGAGTCACAGCCAGAACCTACTTGCATACCGAAAAGGCGCGCGCGATTATTGGCGAAATAGTTCACAGCCATTTGTGCATGCAAGTGACCTTGAACAACGCTCTTGTGTTCTTCTTGAGCGTTGAGGAAAGCGCCGTTTATTTGACCGCTTCGCCCCCTGTCGCCATGCTGATATAGAACGCCGTCAATTTCCTTTTGCCCGTAGCGGTCAATCACTTCCCACTCGTCCACGCCCCACAAAGAAGCATAGTCGCGCATCACCTCGGAAGGTAAGCCGATGTCCGACGCACGACGCGACGGAAGACAATCGTGGTTTCCGATCAGCCAAGTAGCTTTTGGAAATGCTTTATAGAGCCGCTGAACCTGCTTTTTAGCCGCGTGAAACTCGCGCCGACTGTCCATCAAGCTAGGGTCTTTTGGGTGGTACGAGATTGCGCACCAGTCCACAAGGTCACCAATGTGAACAACCTTATTGCATTTATATTTTTTGTAGGTTTTTTTGAGAAAAGGGACGTAATCCTTTCGCATACAAGGCGCGTGTGTATCTCCAATTATTAGTACGTTTGACATGTTATTTATGGGGTTTCAATTTTAGTCTGGAATTGGCAGAGATTTAGCCGTTAAAACTTTGCCGCAACCATCGCCCTCACCATCGACCGAATGGACGTAATAATTGTCTGGCGCTTTAAATCCTAGCATTTCTTTGGGTAGAAGATTATAACCGGCATAGTCGTGTTCGGTCACGCTGTCGAAATGCTCGCTCATTGGCTCGTGCGCGTGCATGTTGTACGCAATATCAGCGTCGCGCATTTCCTCAAGTATTAACTCAGCCTGAGCGAGTAATCTCCAAACGGCGGCGACAATATGAGGTTGACCAGATCCGACTTCAAGAATTTCACCTGTTTGCTCGCATACAATATCAACATCAATCTCGCGCGGGGTCATCATGTGACGGGTTGCGCAATCAAGATGGTCGGCGGACTTCTCGCGAGACCAATGGAGAGGTTGCCCCGGGTTATGCTTTTCGTTTCCTTTGTAGGATTGGTGAGCCACGGCCGCAATTGCAAGCGGGAAGTAATTCAGCACGCCGCTGAAAATTGGCGTTTCTTTTCGTTCTTTGGATGTTTTCATGTTATTTGTTTTAGTTTTGTTTACGTAAGCCTATTGCCATCATGGACAAGTCACCTTTAGAGAAAAAGCATGGCTCCCCATACTCGAGAAAGCCACGATCCGCAAGAGTGATCACCCGCGAAATGCGAGAATAAGAAAAAGCGCCCTCGCCAATATCGTCTTGGATTTCGCCCGAATACTGAGCGAGATCAAGATTGAGGCTTGTTGATAGGGTGCCGTTTCCGAAAAATACGGAGCCTGTCTCATCCTCTAAGAAGAGAGAGCCGGCAGTCCTTAGTGCTGCCTTCGTCTCGTCTTTGATCTCGACTTGTGATGCGTAATCGTACGCTGAAAATACGCGTGCAAGATCAGGGTATTTGATTGCCGATAGCTTGGCCGTTACTGTCCCGCCGTCCTCCGTCACAATCTCAATTACTGTCCCGTTGTGGCGAATTGATGCCGCGTCAAGCTTAAGCAAGGGGGCAAGCGTCTTAGTCTCAATAGTGAGAGATAAAGACTTGTCCCCCACAGGATAACGCCCGCCAATATAGCCATTAGTTCCATACGCGAACCCATCCGTGATATTCACGCAAACAGTGAAAGGCCTCTGAGGGTTAACGCCGCAAAACGCGCCGACATGGGCAAGAGCGTCAAGCGCGCTTGTGGGTATATCTATATAGTCCCCATTTCTCGGCAGTTCCTCCGGCATGTCAGTAAGCACTGTCGGCACGCGCACGCGCCGACCTTCCGCGCTAATGATTAGTGCCTTATCTGTAACCTCAATTTTTGGCTCCTCCATGCAAGACACGGCGGAAAGGACTGGAGTAATCATAAATTGACAATCAGCCATATCGAGCGGTATTGATGCGCTTGTTGTCCCGTCGTATGTACGGGCAATCCCGTCTCGCACGCTTACGAGCTGAGCGCTTGCCCCGAATGCGCGCGACGCGGTTCCTAATTTTAGTATTTCTAGTTGTTTTTTCATGGTTTATTTGGTGTAAGTTTTTGCGAACGCACGCGCCCTGTGTGACATTGAGAAAGTTCTTACCCCAAGCTTCGCCGCGCGCTCGTTGCTGATGTAGGCGATGCGTCCATTCTTCACAGCGAAACAATAACCCCTTTTAGCGATTGCCGTGTAGACGCGTATCGAATCGGAACCCTTTCCGATCCTCTGAGTTCTCGCCACTGGCATTCCCGCCTTCGTTGCGTTGGTGATTGCCTCGCCTTTCATTCGTGACGACGCCGGAGCGTCTTCGATTAAGCCGCAAACGATTACGGCAATTAGGAGGGTTATGGCTGGATGTATTTTAATGTATTTCATGGTTTGTTTTTATTTTAATTTTGCTTCAAGAGCTACTATCGCCGCTTCGATTGCTTCGATTTCCTTTTCGATCTGCTTCACTTGGCTTTTCTTCGTCTTCGTTGTCATGTCCGTATTATGCACCCGTTCCGCTTTCCCACAAGAACAATCGTATTTATTTTTAAAATGGGTCATCGTCACGCGCAGGTTCTCCCCATTCGTAATCTTTAATTTCTGCGTATTTTCCCGAATCGTCAATGAAAAGAGCGCTCGGAGTCTTAAAAGATGATTGGTATTCAACGCAATCGGCAATCGTGGTAGGAAGTCGATCAGCCCACGGAAGGCGCTTTTTAATCCATTCTTGCGCCTTGCTTTGGGCATAAGCGCTAGTCGCCTCAACGCTAACCCACTCGTTAAAAAATGTCATGCCACACCTATAAGACACTTTGAGCGAGTCCTGCTTACCCTTCTTCGTGTGCCTCGTAAACGTCACCGCGTCCACCGCGTGACGCGTTGGCTGGACAGTAACCAAGCCCCGCACAAGCTCGCCGCTGCCGGCCTCCATCTCAAGAGAACAACCTTTAGGGAACTCATATTGACAATGCGGGCACTCGCGCGCGCTTGCATGTATCATTGCCTCACATTCTGGACATTCCTTGACGGGTGCAACGCCTCCGCCAGCCATGCCCTTAGCGCGTGGAATAACGGGGTCATTGATGCAGCCGAGCCGCTTTGTGTTGCCAGCGAAGTCAAGCACAAGGCAATTAAGCTTGTCTGGATGCACGCGGCAGCCGCGGCCAAGGATCTGAACCCACAGAGCCGCCGATTGTGTCAGGCGTAGAACTGCGATCATATCAAGTGCGGGAAAATCGAAGCCTGTAGTAAGTACCCCCATGTTCACGAGCGCAGGCACGTTGCCCGACGTGAAGTCTGCTATGTTCCTGTCTCGATCCTTCGACGGCATTTTTGAATGCACTTGCACGCACTCAATACCATGTTGCGCCAACTCGCGCACGATCTCGCCGCAGTGGTCAACACTCTGTGCAAAAACCATTAGATGCTTACGCGCCTTGAACTCTTCCGCGATTGTCACGCACGCATGGCGAGTCACTTCCTCGTTGTTCATCGCGGCATCCGCGTCAGCATGCACGAACTCGTTACCGCGCGTCCGTATTTTCGAGACATCGATACCGAGAGAGCGCCCCGCATCGCGCGGTACGAGTGGCGATAAAAACCCGTCATGAATCATGCGGTTAAATCTTTGCATTGTGCATCCATTATATGCGATGTGCCCGAATATGCCGCCCGTGAGAATTGACCCCATATTTAGTCTAAAGGGTGTTGCCGTCAATCCGACGACCTTCAGACTTGGGTTCACCTCGCGCAAAGCATGAATAAAACTTATGTATTGCGAATTGTCCTTGTCTCCAATTAGATGACATTCGTCCACAATCAGAATGTTGACGAATCCGAAAAGCTCAGGCTTCTTAGCCACTGACCCAATGCCGCCAAAAGTGATTTGAAAATTTGACTGCTTGAGCTTTAAGCCTGCCGAGTATATACCAGCGGGCGAACGCGGCCAGAACTTTTTCATGCTCTTGTGATTCTGTTTGATTAGCTCCTTAACGTGCGTGAGTACCATGATACGCGCGCTTGGCACTCGCTCTATGACCTCCTTCGTGAACTGACACAGAGTAAAGCTCTTGCCCGATCCCGTAGGTAGGCAGATAAGCGCGTTTTCCTGCCCGCCCTGCTCAAAGTAGTAACTCAAGGTATGGTCAACGCTCTCTTGCTGATACCATCGTGGCGCGTAACTCATAGGAACATCCGCAAGATTGCGGGGGTTAATTCTTGAAATAAATACAATGAGATAATGAATATTGATATTTTACTGGATCGACTCATAGCTTTAGGGTCTCCCGTTTTTCCGCGAAAAACAGCGCGCCGTTTAAACATTTATAGCCGTAATAATAGCCATCTTCAAACAATACCACATTCACGGACTTACTCGTTTTTAAATATCCGCGATGCGTATAACCTATTTCCTGCCCTTTGTGTTTTCCTGTGAGTATTTTCATGATTTCGCAACCTCCTTTAAGTAGTCAAGAACATCTTGCCCGCGCTCGCGTCGCATCCATAAGAGGCGCGCCTGCTCCACCATCATATCCTTTGCGGTTTTCCATTCTTTCTCCCCATCCCAGCACTCAAATTCAAACTCCCCTTCAGGGTAATAAGCCTCGTAAGCTTTGAGGACGACAATCATTGCTTCCCTTTCCGTGGTCGCGCCGCAAAGCATTAATACGGCTTTTACCGCGCCGATTCGTGGTATTGCCGGTATGCCGTCCGCCATATCGCCAACGAGTAATTGGTGCCAGAAAAATGACGTTCCGTTTCCATTGATTTTTGCGGCCGTTTTGGATCGGTCAAGATACGTGTGACCATACCCCCACGGATGGGCTTCAACCTTTCCCGTGTCGTTGTTTAGATGCAAACCCCCAACCATTTTTAGATCCTTGTCAATTGACCAAAGCACGGGTTCAACGCCGCTCTCGTGGCTCCGCATCGCTTGACAAAGAGAATCGTCGGCCTCTTGGTCATATTGCGGATGCGGGCTGGTCGTGGGTGTCCACATTGTCGCCATATAGTCGCGTAAGAGCGTGACACGCGCGCGCAGGCCATCATCTTTCTTCCTGTGCCCTTGATACTCTTTGACGCGCGCGATCTCGTGACGCCCGCCCTTGGTGCCAAGAGTGAGGTGCAACACGATCACTTCAGCTTTCGCCAAGTTGCGCAAGTCCTCAATCCTAATTTTGAGATCGTCTATTGATTCTTCGGGTGTCTCGGAGTCCCAAGAGTGGCCGCTTTGATAGGCGAGGAAATCCGCGTCACAATGTAACACGCGCCCCGCGATTGTCTCGACGGGTAAAGCGGGCGGCGCGTTGCCGCTAAGTAGGTTTAAAAATGGTTCTTCGTTCATGGTTTTAGTTTGATTGTTTGCAATTTTCGGTTCGTTGGCCTCTCAAATCCTTTTGGTTGGATGTATTTAACCCATCCCACTGATTCCATTAAAAGTTCGTACTTGTGGCACTTGTGACAATACCTAAAATCGGGTTTCAGTTGTTCAAAAGAGTGGTGACAAAGCGGCCTACTAATTATAGCGTCACCTATGCTTATAATCCTCGCTAGTTTGTTGTTAGATTGTTTCATGGTTTTAGTTTGGTTTGTTCACCCAAAAAGCGCGCCCGATTTAACGAGCGCGCTGAAGGTAATCCACGGGCTAGAATGGGATGTTGTCGCCCTGTTGCGGTGCGCCGAACGGGTTATTCTGCGCGGGCTGCTGCTGTTGAGCTGGCGCGCCTTGATAGTTGTTTGGCGCGCTGTAGTGCGGTTGCGCTTGTACTTGCGGCTGCGCTTGTGCTTGTGGTTGTGGTGCGCCCTGCGCTACGTGTTGCGGGTGCATCTCATAACTTTTAATTGCGTTCGGAAAGTCAGGATTCTTTGCGCTGACATCCTTGATAATCGCGATCAAAGGGAGGCCGAGAAGCTGCGATGGATGATTGATGCCGGACAAGCCGAGAGCCTTACAGAGCTTAGCTTGTGTTTGACGTGCCCACTTCACCGAGTCGGCATGGTTGGCATTTTCGAGGGTGATCATCTCGTCCACTTCTTCGCCGATAAACTCGCCATCAATCACAACGCCGAACAACTTTAGACCTTTCCAGCCCTTGTTATTGTCTAGAAATTCGTGCTTTGTGAAACGTAGGTTTACTTGGGTTCCGTCGGGAATTAGCTTTTTTGCGAAATCCTCTTGAAAATCGTCTTCTTGCGGAATGAAGTTAATGTTTGACATGGTATTATTTTGTTTTTTGTTTGTTTTTGTTTACTTGGTTTGTCCCACCACTGTTATAGTGGCGGGGAGAGGTTTTGTTGTGAAAAATGGTTTAAGCGATTCCTTGAGATTGTCGCTTAAGGCGTCGTAGTGCGGTTGCGAGATTGTGAGTCGATCACTTGATAAAACGCCGTCTTTTATTAAGTAGTCTATTTGAGCGCGCGACATTGACAGAGTCGCGCCTGTCTGCCACACGATAGCGCGAGGCTTTTCGCATGTCAATACTAAATCGCCAAATTTCAACGATTGAAAAACTTCGTCGCTATCGGCGAACAACTCAGAAGCGATCTTGTCTTGCAAGTCGGGAAGTTGTGCCTTCGCCTCGGCCATGTAAGTCTGAAGCTCAACGAGAGTCTTCAAGTTCTTCTTTGTTTCTGTGGTCAGTGTTGCTTGCATGTCCGAATAAAACCACACTTTCGGAAATCATGCAAGCTTTTTCTGCTAATTATTTTTAACAGTGCTAGATTTACCCGCCGTAAAGTTAATATAGCGCTCTAGGCTTGAGATCCTTTCGGACATGCGCGCGCGGTCTTCTATGCACTCGATATTCTTATCCCTCAACTCTTCCACGGAGTTTTTCAGATCTAAACCGAACCCGCCAACGATACCGCCAAGCAGGGTTATGACACTGACCAGAGTGGCAATAACTTTTTTCATAAATGCTTTGTCTTGTGCGCCCATATCATTAAGAGTTGTGAAAGTTTAAGGCTCCTACTAGGTAGTTCCATGCAAGGCGCTTGATGTTTTTAGGGTCACTGAATACAGTCATTTCGTG